AAAAGAAACGAAAGGGGGTACACTCCAAGAACGCAAGTAAAGGACAGAACGCCTTTAAAAAAACCTACAGAGGTCAAGGGCGTTAATCTTTTAATCATCAGAGATACTTTTACAAAAGAAAGTACTATTGGTAAGTTGTTTATCAATGGTGAGAGTTTCTGTGATACATTAGAGAACCCTTATATAAATAACAAAAGAAACATAAGCTGTATTCCTGAAGGTCAATACAAAGTAAGGCTTAGACTACCAAGAGAATCAGCTTCAAGAGATTACTTACACTTATTAGTACAAGATGTGCCTAATAGAAGTTATATCTTATTTCATAGAGGTAATACAGCTAAAGATACAAACGGCTGTATTCTAGTAGGGAATGGTCGTAAACAAGACGCTGTTAATAACTCAAGATTAGCTATGGACTTAGTAATCAAAGAAATACTTAATTTAGGCGGAGAAAATATTAATTTAATAATCAAAAATAAATAGTTATGAAAAAGTTTTTAGAGAAGTATCTTATCGGACAGATGGTAAAGAGTAAGAAGTTTTGGTATGCAGTTAGTTCTGTAGTAGTACCTGCTTTAGTTTCTTACTTAGGAGTAGATGAAACAACTGCAAAAGATTTATACTATGCAATCTTAACTCTTATCGTAGGTCAGGGAATAGCTGATGTCGCTAAGAAATAACAGATACAGATTAAAGCCACACGAAATAGTGGCATTAGAAAAGATGCGAGAAGCCGAGACTAGAAATGTTCTAGTTATCGGTGACTTGCACGAACCATTTTGTTTAGATGGTTACTTAGACTTCTGCATAGAACAATACTATGCTTATAATTGTACTGAGGTGGTGTTTATAGGTGATGTAATAGACAATCACTACAGTTCTTACCATGAGGCCTCAGCAGACGGAATGGGTGGCTTAGATGAGCTTGAATTAGCTATTAAGAAAATAGGGCGTTGGCGTGATGCTTTTCCTATGGCTACTGTTATAATAGGTAACCACGATAGAATAATAATGCGTAAAGCTCAAACCTCCTCAATACCTTCTAAATGGATAAAGTCTTTTAAAGAAGTCTTAGAAACTCCTGATTGGAACTTTGTAGAACACTATATACAAGATGATGTTCTTTATCAGCATGGAGAAGGAGGTACGGCAAGGACTTCCTGTAGAGCTAATATGATAAATGTAGTTCAAGGACACTTACACACTCAAGCATATACAGAACACTATGTAGGTAAGAAGTTCAGAGTATTTGGAACTCAGGTCGGCTGCGGAATAAATCACAAATCTTATGCTATGGCGTATGCAAAATATGGTAAAAGACCTGCTGTTGGCTGCGCTGTTATACTAAATAATGGTCAAACTCCACTCAATTTGTTAATGCCTTTGTAATGAAGGAAAGCAAATCAATCAACATATTTTTAATGTATATGCTTATAATTTTAGTTATTTTATTGCTGAATTTATAACCCCCTTTAGCCGTTTTAGGCACTTTCACATCTTTTTAATGGTAATATACTAGACAGCACTTAAAGTCGCTTATCTAGTAAAAACACTCTTAACACTTAAATTGTTAATAACTTTGATAATAATTGTGTTAGTATCTATTTATTTTTATATCTTTGCTGTGTTAAAAAAGTAATAATTAAATAATCAAGAAATGGACAAGATTAAAAAAGGCTTAGAAAATGGAAGAACAATATCTCAATATCCTACAGGGAGAACAGGTTATGCTGAATATTTCAGGTGGGATGACACTCTAGAAGTAGTAAACTGCAAGAGCGTATGGGCGTTAAGAAGAAAAGGGTATGAAGTAAAAATTAATATTTCTGATAAAATAGTAAAATAATAAATTAAAATAAATAAAAAAATGGAAAACTTTAAAACAGTAAACAAAAACACAGATGCAACTTATTTTTTAAATGAAGATGAATTAATAAACTTTTTTAAAAAAAATAGTGTTCAAAATTACAGTATTATAAATTTAACAAAGCAAAAGAGAATAAGAACAAATAAGATATTAGATGCAGTTGCTCACTTGTGTATAATAGGAGCTTCAATCTTAGGTACTTTGCTTTACATTCAAAACTACTGCTAAGATGACAATACTAGATGCAGAATATTTAGAACACTCTACTTATGTAGATTACAACAAGCCGTTCTATTCAAATCTTTTTGAAAGAGATTTAGACAATACTAAAGTAAAAGCTGATGAATGGTATTTAAAGCCTATGTACGAACAGTTAAGATTTAATTCTTATGATAGGGCTTCAGGTCAATTTAATAACGACTTATCGCACAACAGACGCTCAGTAATAGTTGTAGGAACTGAATTACAAATCTACATCAAGTTTTGTGAGATGATAGAGAAACATGGATGGCAACTTCAGGATAGTTGGGATAGAGAACTAAAGCCTGAATATTTAAAATACTATAAATCAAATAATAATTCACCAATAATAATTAACTTAATATGAAAGAAACACACAAAAGACTGCACGAAATAAATACTTTTCAATGTGTAGATAACGAGCTTTATCTAAGAGGTAAAGATGAGATGGGAAAAGACTTTACTTTATGCTTTGATGCATTTAACTTCTTAGAGTGGATAGACAAAGAACAAATAGAATATATAAAACAAAAAGTAATTGAGTATATTGAAGAAAAATAATTTTATTACTTTTACACCAAATTATCAACAGGCAAAAATCCTAGCCAATTAACATAGGTAGAAATATATGCAAACAGAAAAACTAAAAGAAATGTTTTACAAGTACAATCTTGTAAAAGATACAGATGTATTTAGGCATCAACATTTTGTAATCTTAACACGCTCAGGAATAGAGAAAGTGCAAGCACAGGAAGAAATTGATGTAACTTTTGATGTTATAAAATGTGAACCTAATTTTGCAGGAGTTAAAGCAACAGCAAGAAAAGGAGATAAGATTAATGAAACTTACGGCTCAGCATTAAAAGGAGAAGGTTTTAAGGATGGAAATTGTAACACTTGGTACGTCTTAGAGATGGCAGAGAAAAGAGCTTTAGCAAGAAGTATTTTAAAACTTTTAAATCTGTATGAGATTAACGTCAAGTCAGAAGATGAAGCAGAAGACTTTAAAAAACAATAATACAGAGGTGGTTAATATCTTAATAATTATTAACTCAGCAGTTATACTTTGGAAGGATAAATGCCACCTCTTTTTTTACTAACTAAATTACAAATCATGGAAAATTATATACCAAAAAACAGCATTAATACACCTTTGAAGAAAAATGAAAAACTTGAAAGGTTAAAAAAAGAAAATGAAAGAGTAAGGCAAAATAATGTAGATTTAAAATTACAAATTATTGAAGCTAGACAGAAAATAAATCAAATTAATAAACTAATAAATAAATAAAAAATGGAAGTAAAAGGAAAACTAGTAAAGAAACTTGACTTAGAAACAGGAATATCTAAAGCAGGTAAAGAATGGAAGAAACAATCAATAGTAATTGATACAGGTAACGACTTTAACAATGAAGTCTGCATAAGTGCCTTTGGTGATAAAGTAGGGCAAATGAATAAGCTAGAAGTAGGAATGGAGGTGTCAGTTCTTTGTAATGTTTATTCAAGAGAATACAATGGTAGATATTTTCATAATATAGACGGCTACTTTTTTACTAATCAGAGTAACAAATCTTCAGAAAAGATGACAAATGGAGAAGAGGATATGCCTTTCTAAGATGAATACGGAAGAAAACTTTAAAAACCTTTGCGACCTCACTACAAGTTTAGTGGGGTTGCCTAAAGGCTCTCTAGCTTTAAAAACTAGAAAGATAGAATATCAAGTACCAAGAATGATTGCAGCTATGATTTCAAGAATTGAAGATGGCACACATAGAGAAGTAATTGCTAAAGTATTGGATAGAGATAGAACAAGTATAAACCATTATGAAGTAAGGCACGCATTTAATTATGCTTCTTTTGCTAAATACAGAGATACATTTAATTTAATTTACAATGCTTATTCAGAAATTAAAGATGCAAAATATACTTTTAAAGATTTGCACGATTTAAAACAATATTTAAGAGACAATAATATATTTGATAGTGATAAACATCAGACTACTATTCGTATTAGTTGCGGTAAGTTTGGAGCGAATATAAAGGTTTCTTACAGAGAGTTCTATAATAAATTTGAATTGTGTAAGTTAGCACTTCAAAATTATAAATACGAAATAGAAGTTATATGAAACATTTACTAAGTAGTTCAGCTTTTTTAATAGTGAACAAGCAAT